ATTGATTTATAATTTTTACCGTTAATTTTACTTGAATCAAACCTAGTATAATCTGTATCTGTATTAATACCATACGGGGGATCAGTTAACAGCAAGTCAAACTTTGGCAAATCTATTTGCTCCACTACATTTTTACACTCACCATGATACAAAGTTACCAGTCTATTTGAATAATATGGTTCCAACTAAAATCCCCTTTGATAGAAGACCGGCATAGATTGTTGTTGCAAGCGCATTTGCATTTGTAATGTTGGATCAATATGCTGTTGACCAACATTTACAACTGTCGGCGTACCGCATGGACCACCTTGAGGACCACAAGATTGACCACAAGACCCATATTGCAACCCGCACGGACTGCCACAACCTTGTGGCTGACACGCGCCATAGCCTGCCATTGGTCCGCACGGGCTGCAATATGGCCCCGATACCTTTACGCCGCATGGTCCAACGCAAACATTAGCACCGCTCGGCGCGCGAACAGACGTACCAAATAAACCGACACGAATCTTTGTGCCACCAAATAATTGCGCTTGTGCGCTATTGACCGACGTAACTAGCAGGAGTAGGACGAGCATTACTGTTTTCATTTCCGTATTCCCCTTTGACTGCTTGAGCAAGAGATTTTATCCGTTGGTCGGTAGCACTAGGCATGTAATGACCAGTCCTAGAATTACAGTAATTGATATACTCAATAAGCTTGTCTTTGTGAACATAGCTTGCATCGTATTTCTCAATACATCGAACCAAAGCACCGGCATAACCGGCCAACTCAACAGCGAGCCAAAGATCGCTATCAGGAGCAACACGCAAATTAAGCTGTTGCGACACCTCCAAACCGTTAAGATATGCTGTGTATTCATCTATCAAATGCAATGGTCGGTTTTCCCAAGATTCACAGCCAGGTGGTGGTGGTGGCTCTTTTACATATAAGTTATAACTTTGTCCTTGTATACTTCGCGGTATGAATTCTGCCACCTGAGATTTTGTGACATTGGGTTCAGATATAACAAAACATCGTTTGTTAAAGCAATAGAAAGCGTTCCATCGCTGTGGTAGTGCTTGCCTAGCACGAGAATTGATACCGTGGGTAGCTTCGTGCGCCCAGATTGTTCTGTCTTCATGGCGATATTCATGGTTTGGGTCAAGTTGTGATTCAATATCTGATAACAGTTTACCAAGCTGTGGATTAAAATATCCGTCGCGATATGGCACCATTTTTTGCCAACCAGCGGTGATACCTGGCTGTGGATTTGCACCTGATGGATAAACTGTTGCGCGAATAACGTTCGACTGTCCCATAGCTAACACTAAAATGACTGGAAACAACATTTACTGGACTCCCTTCTATAAACCTAGTAGAGAAACACGACACCGAACGTCAAAAATTACACTTGTAACTGTTGCTCCATTTGTGGCTGTTGCTCGTACTGCTCATATTGATCGTAGTACGGTTGCAACGGGTCCATTAACTGATCTTCTAACTGCGCCGATGGCAAATCAAGGTTAGCGCGGAACGCTGCCATGTCGATCATGCTATATTCTTGCATAAGTATCGATGGATCAGCAAGAAATCTAGCGTATAAATCTTTCCAAAATGCTTGTTTCACATTTGCCAACGGTATAGGTACTATAATAACACTGTCTATTGCTTCATCTCCGTAATTCAGCGAGAGAATTTGATTTGTTAACTGTTGATTGATCTGTTGACACAAGATCATATGCCGCAACTCGAAGTTCACAAGTGCGACGTTCGCGTGCGTTTCCGCTTCCGCTTTTGTACCAAATTGACCTTCGAGAATTGCTCGCTCAGGAAAGCCTAATCCGCGAACCTTGAGCGCATCGAGATATTTCTGTCGTTCAATGAATCCTGTTGTACCTTTACCTTGATCGCTAATTAAATCAATCTTCCATTGATCCTCGCCAAATTGCTTATTCATATCGTCGATAAATGTTGCGATGCGTCGTGGAACGACGTAACCACTAGAATAAGTAATCGCCGCAAGCATGTCCTTCGCAATCTTGTAATTATCAGTTTCTACGCCTGAATCGCCATACGGGCTTGTACCAATGGGATAATGAATGATCCAATGCGAACCGGCGATTTTCGTATCGTACTGATTTGCCGCTTTATCAACTGTCAGCCCGGATAAATATGCTTGTCGAGAATTTTCTAACAATGGTCGTCCATACCAATTAGTTCCAGACACGTCAATCGTGATACGCAACGATTCCTGTACTGTAAGATCAACCTGATTATTATCTTTGCCTGTTTCTTGTCGCAATCCTTGATATTCGCCCGTCGATTCGTCGATAAGAATTATAGTCTGAGGTTGCAATAGGTGCTTAACCAGTTGCGGGACGTTAAAACCTGATTTGTTAACTGACCAAACAACTTCCCAACCGCTCCAACCAAAGTCTACGTAACCTTCAAGGGCTTGTTTCACAATCATCATGCGAAATTGTTCTAACGTATCCTCGCACATTTCTTTTGCGCCAATCGGTGCATGTAATTTATTCTCGTAGGACCAGCCAGTAGTGACCAACGGTGCAACGCAAAGCATTCTTGCGAATGCAATCGTCGCATCTAACCGCATTTCTTCGTACGTCTTATAGTTTTTCTGCCAAAGCTGTGCTAATTCCGGGTCACCCGTTGGCCCGGTCGATCCTGGCAACTGCGGCGCAGTTTTAACCAACACGCCCGCTGTTGGCTGTTGCGTTTCTTGATACATGAGTATGCACCCCTGATTGACCACCGATACTATGTTTTTCTAAATGTAGCGGAAATAGTTTGTAGACAGCGTAACCGAATGCGTCCGTAATATGTCCGATGTCTCCGCTGTCGTTAGGTTCGTTCGTTCCTTCGACGTAACTTCGTGCGTTCAAGTCGCGAATAAGATTCTTGCAACGTGAGTGTATAAAAATTCTACGATTCCCGTTTGCGTTGCACAACGCCGCGTTGCACGCCGCAAATCGGTTTGCTATATAAGGATTACTAACAGGATAATAGACCTTTGCTTTTTCAAACCGCGAATCGTTGCGTATCTGCAAGTAATCTGACATGCTAGCGCGCGTATTGCGTGAACGGCCCGTTGCATCGCCGTAAAACTCAAACCCTGCCTTGTGCGACCGACCATATTTATCGTAAAGGTGATTCAACGTTGCTTGAGTATTCGTATCACGCATGAATATTTCGTCTAACACGTACATTATTCCGCCGATATACTGCGAGATGATCCATGCCATCGGCGATACGTTGAAATCCGAACCAATAATCAACGGATATGTTGCGTTGTACTGTAGATCATCGCGAACATTCTGCACTTCATTAAATGCGTAGAAGATCGCACCGCCGACCGACTCCCAAGACGCGTTGTATTGCTCATTGAAATCTTTTACGTCGAGCGTTTCGCGCGCATATTGCAACTGCTTCGGTAGCAGAATGTCCGACGACGGCCAAGTATAATACTCGTCTGCCTTCTCATAACAGAACTCTTTGAATTCAGCAGCCGACGAACCGACGCGCTTCGGTACGCCGATACGCCAGCACCATCCATTACGATGCGATAGCGCGGGCAGGATCGAGAGTGCAAACGAATTTGGTTTATGGTCACACGCTTCGTCGATAATTCCCCCGTCCCACTGGTCGCCTTCGATTCGTTGCGGTTTGTCCATACCGACAACATAAAGAATTGATCCAAAAATCGTTTCAATTCGCATGTCAGTTTCATGCGGCTGGCCTTTGATCCAAACTTTCGGAATTAAATCGAGCAACGGACGCCATGCGACGCGCTTAGCTTGCTTGTACGTCGGCAAAGCATAAAAATACAACGGCCGCTGCCATGATTTAGCAACAGCAAGATATCGAATAATTCTGCGACGGGCTAATTCCGTCTTTCCTGAACCACGACCAGCAGCAACAGCTATGAAACGTTGCGACGTACGCCACAACTGCGATTGTTTTTCGTGGTAGCGCAGTTGCAGCCAGGCTTTCGGCAAGTATTCCTGAGGATTAGTTATCGTTGCTATTGCTGTTGCTGTCGCCATTTCCATTTCCGTTTCCATTCGACACGTCTATCGGCACAGTCATGTCCATTGACCGACATGCCATATCAGGAGTGTAGCTGGTCGCTATAACATTTTGACGGCCAGTACCGCCCCCATGCTCCAGTAGTTCGTCCATATCTACAGTGAGGTTAGTAAGCCCTTCG